GTACCGTAACGGTGCTGTTGTCCTCCATCTTGATATTAACCACCCCGATATTCTTGAGTTCGTGCAAGCAGAAAGAGCCGAGCTCCCATGGGTTAAAAGATGTGTTAACCTCACCACAGGACTCTGGACTGATACAGAAACTGGAACAAAGGAAGCTATACTTAGAGGCATTGCAAGAGGAGACATTTGGCTCAACAAAATAAAACATGACAAATATGGCAACCGGATCAGAGGCAACGTCTGTCTTGAGGTTTACTTGCCCTCACGAGGCACATGCCTTCTCCAACATATCAATCTCGGTGCCTGTCGCATCGGCGACTTACGCCCGGCTTTCCGTAAAGGCATGTCCGAGCTGTGCAACCTCCATGGTAAGACAGGTGTTGGAGAGTCTGGAGAATATCTCAAACCAAAACATGACAGACAAGTAGGACTAGGAGTTCTTGGTTTAGCCAACTTCCTAGCCCACAACAGGATTACATATGCCGAGTTTGGTAAGGCTCTTACAGCGACGAATAACGCTGAGCCTTACGAAGGTTACGCGGGATTAGCTGCACGCGAGCTCTTCCTCGGCATACAAGAGGCAGCTAACCTAGCACGTGAGAACAACATGGAACGAGCATTCGCGATAGCTCCTACCGCCAGTTGTTCTTACAGGAGTAGAGACGTTGACGGTTTTACTTCTACACCAGAGATAGCTCCTCCAATCAGTCGCATTGTTGACAGAGATTCAGGAGAGTTTGGTGTTGAGCAAGTCAACTATGGAAACGTAGAGATCGCATCCGAGGTAGGATGGGAGAGTTATAAGTTAGTAGCAGATCAGATAATGATTATGCTAGAACGAACAGGATTGCTTCATGGCTATAGCTTCAACAGTTGGAGCGACATGGTGACTTACGATGAGGCATTTATAGAAGAGTGGTTACTCAGTCCACAGACTTCTTTATATTATGCTTTGCAAGTGATGGGAGATACTCAGGATAAGACAGATGCTTACGCAGCACTAGAAGATACTGAGGTTGAAGATTACTTGGCAGATCTTATGAGTAATAAACCAGACGAAATAGCTTGTGACTGTCAACAATGAATCCCTATATAAAACTACTGTCCCGGAAACGAACTTGGACACCAGTACAAACATCTAAAGGAAAACTAAAAGAAGGTGCAGAAGAAACCATCTACCGTGCTCTTGCAATACGCCATATGGAGTTACCAGTTGGCGAGTTCATTACAGAAGCACTTGATAAGGAAGTTCCCGACTCTGCCAGAGCACTTCTAGAGTCAAACGTTAAGGACGAGATCAAACACGATCTTGCACTTGGCTATATCACCAACGCACTAGGCGTAGATGAAAAAGCCGAAGCCGAAGCATTACGCTTACGTGCAGCGTGGGAAGAACATCCAGACCACACAATACTAAAAGCATTAGTAGCAGAGAGAGCAATCTTTTTTGTATTACTACCGTTCTTTAGATTCTGTGGTGACGCCGGTCTAAGAACTGTCAGTGCTGACATATCTAGAGACGAGCAAGTCCATGTGGCAGCTAACTCATTGGTATGTACAGAACTAGGTCTCAAGCCTAGTCAATCATTAGATAAGTTAAGAAAGGCAACTATCAACTGGGTAATGCAACCCTTAAAACAGAGTGCCGATAGATATTTGGACAAAAAATTTTGGTTAGATGCCAGCGACAGACTAATGTACGAAGGCAAAGCACCAGAATTTTCACAAACTAAGGCAGCTAGAATGCCTGCATTCTTTGAACACTCAAATGTCAATCTCCCTCAATACTCTTAAACTACACAACGAGAAGCTCGATGATTTAGTTGACGAGTTAGAACAGAACTTTGGGTGGAAACCTATTCACCCCAAAGAAGATATAAATACAATAATGTATCGTGCTGGTCAAGCTAGTGTGATAGATTATATAAAACAAAAACAAACAGACGAGGAAATTTAATTATGTGTATCGGAGGAGGCGCACCGCCAACCCCACCACCTTTACCACCAGCTCCGCCACCACCATTACCTCCAACACCTACGGCACCACCTCCTGATCCTATGATTAAGGATGTGAACCCACAGGTAAAGCGAGCTAAAGATGATCGTGGTAACAAGAACAAGAACCAGTACTCAAAAGGTACAGGTGATTTAAAAATCAAATTAAATCCAAAAGTAAATACAGGTACCGGTGGATCAGCCGGAGGCGGAGGCATTAACTAATGTTAGCCCGTGAGAGATACAATCAACTGGTAACAGATCGACGACAATTCCTAGACAAAGCCGTTGATTGTTCAGAACTCACGTTACCTTATTTAATTCAAGACGATACAACCTCAAAACCTACACACGAAACTTTACGTATTCCGTGGCAGTCAGTTGGTTCCAAGTGTGTGGTAGGTTTAGCAGCAAAACTTATGCTTGCTATCTTACCTCCACAAGGTTCCTTCTTTAAGTTTCAAGTACGAGAAGATAAGTTAGGTGAGGAACTGCCAGCAGAGGCAAAGTCAGAAATGGAACTATCTTTATCTAAGATGGAACGAATGGTCATGGACTATATCGCTGCATCAAATGATAGAGTAGTAATACATCAAGCACTAAAACATTTAATTGTTGGTGGTAATGCGTTACTATTTATGGGTAAAGATGGAATCAAAAACTATCCTCTAAATAGGTATGTCGTTAACAGAGATGGAAATGGTAACGTCCTAGAAATAGTTACAAAGGAATTGATACATCGCGATGTACTCGGTTTTGATCTTCCAAAGAAAGAACCCAACACAGTCGTTGATAAAACATATGGTACTAATACTGATGAAGTCGAAGTTTACACGTGCGTGAAACTAGATAACGGCAGATGGGTATGGTATCAAGAAGTAGAAGGTATGATAGTACCGGGCTCACGTAGTACAGCTCCTAAGAATGCAAGTCCTTGGCTCGTCCTGACTTTTAATTCTGTTGACGGAGAACAGTACGGACGTGGTAGAGTAGAAGAGTTCCTTGGCGATCTCAAATCTCTAGAAGGTTTATCACAAGCTCTTGTTGAAGGAGCTGCTGCTGCCAGTAAGGTAATCTTTCTGGTCAGTCCATCTTCAACTACGAAGCCAGCAACTATTGCAAAGGCTGGAAATGGAGCCATCGTACAGGGTAGAGCAGAAGACGTACAAGTTGTACAGGTTGGTAAGACAGCCGACTTCTCTACTGCTGCTAACATGTCTCAAACAATAGAAAGAAGATTGCTTGAAGCATTCTTAGTGATGAATGTTAGAAATGCAGAAAGAGTTACAGCAGAAGAAGTCAGACTAACACAGTTAGAACTAGAGCAACAGCTCGGTGGCATTTTTAGTTTGTTAACTACATCTTTCTTAATACCTTACTTAGATAGAACTCTTTTAGTTTTACAAAGAACTAATGAATTACCTAAGATACCTAAAGAAATTATTAGACCAGCTATTGTAGCCGGTGTAAATGCTTTAGGTCGTGGTCAAGATAGAGAAGCTTTAACTATGTTTATGGGAACTATTGCTCAGACAATAGGACCACAGGCATTAGGACAATTTATAAATCCTTTAGAAGCTATCAAACGTCTAGCTGCTGCACAAGGTATTGATGTATTAAATCTTGTTAAGACACCACAACAGATGCAAGGTGAGAAGGAAGAGATGGAACAGAAACAGCAACAAGCAACACTACTACAACAAGCTGGTCAGTTTGCTAATTCAAAGTTAGCGGATTCAGAAAATTTACAAGGCATGATGCCACAAGATCAACAACCACCAATGGAATAAATGGCAGAAACTTTATCTTATGATAATACTCCTGATACAGAAGTTCTAACCGCAGAGGAACAGAACTCTTTAGAAGTAGGAGAAAAGCTAGTAGCAGAACAAGAACAACTACTAGCTGGTAAATATAAAAGCGCAGAAGAATTAGAGAGCGCATACTTATCATTACAAAAAAAACTTGGACAAACAGACGAAGAAGAAGTCGACTACGAAAGCACAGACGAAGGATATGAAGAAGAAGAAGAAAGCGATGAAGAGGTACTTGATGATGCTCCTGCGGTCAGTTTAATCAACGAAGCATCAGACGAGTATTATGCAAATGATGGTACACTAAGTGAAGAAACTATTGAAAGGTTTTCTGAAATGAGTAGCCAAGATTTAGTAGCTGCTTACTTAGAGATACAATCTAAAAATCCTCAACTTAGTCAACAGTCTGTCGAGATGTCTGAAGCACAAGTGAACAGTGTTCAGAATGCAGCAGGCGGAGAAGCTAATTACAACAGAGTAGTCGAGTGGGCTGCTAGTAATCTTAGTGAAAAACAGATAGATGCTTTTGATTCTGTAGTCGACTCAGGTAATCCGGCAGCTATTGGTATAGCTTTCCAAGGATTACAGTCAGCATACAACGATGCTAATGGCTACGAAGGCAGAATGCTACAAGGCAGAGCTGCATCATCTGCTGGAGAATCATTTAGATCTCAAGCAGAACTTGTCGCAGCGATGGGAGATCCACGCTACGATACAGATGAGGCATACAGAGATGATGTCCTCAGAAGACTAGACCAATCAGATCTCCAATTCTAATTATGAAAACAAGAGATCTAGACACACTACTCGAAAACGAGTATCCTTACGAACCACCTATTCAATTAATCGAAATGTCACACCACAACACCAACCCAATCTTTACACATGAAGCAGAACGTTTTAACGGCTGGGCAGCGATGCTTGGCTTTGTTGCTGCTGTCGGTGCTTACATCACCACTGGTCAGATTATCCCCGGCGTATTCTAAGCCGAGGCAAATTCCTCCATATAAATGGAAGATGACTTGCTTTGATTTTGTTCAAGCAAGGCACAAAGTTCTTCTGGATGCGGACCTTCCTATGGTGGAAAAATATAAAGTCATCCAATTTTTCCTCTCTAAAGTCGAAGAGGAATGCGACAACATACATTCAAGCTAATCACACATGGCAGCAATCTCATTACAAAGAGACACTACTACCAACTGGGAGAAGTTTTGTAACTGGGTCACTAGCACAGAGAACCGTCTATACGTAGGCTGGTTTGGTGTGTTAATGATTCCAGCTTTACTAACTGCTACCACATGTTTCATACTCGCCTTTATCGCAGCACCACCTGTAGATATAGATGGCATACGTGAGCCAGTTTCCGGCTCGTTATTATACGGAAACAATATTATATCAGGAGCAGTCGTCCCCTCCTCAAACGCAATCGGACTACATTTTTACCCTATTTGGGAAGCCGGAACCTTAGACGAATGGTTATATAACGGTGGACCATACCAACTTATCGTCTTTCATTTTTTGATAGGCGTGCTTGCATACGCAGGCAGACAATGGGAACTATCATACAGACTAGGTATGAGACCATGGATATTTGTGGCATACACAGCTCCAGTCTCAGCAGCTCTAGCAGTATTCTTAGTTTACCCTTTCGGACAAGGGAGTTTTAGTGATGGTATGCCTCTTGGTATTTCTGGTACTTTTAACTTCATGTTCGTATTCCAAGCAGAACACAATATCCTTATGCACCCGTTCCACATGCTCGGTGTTGCTGGGGTATTCGGTGGAGCTCTTTTCTCTGCTATGCACGGAAGTCTTGTTACTTCCTCTATTATTAAAGAAACAACAGAGGACGTATCGCAGAACTATGGCTATAAGTTCGGGCAAGATGAAGAGACATATAATATTGTCGCTGCACACGGGTACTTTGGGAGACTAATTTTTCAATATGCTTCTTTCAATAATTCTCGTTCTTTACATTTCTTTCTTGCTACTTTCCCCGTGGTTGGCATATGGCTTACCTCCATGGGAATCTGCACTATGGCTTTCAACCTTAATGGTTTTAACTTTAACCAATCAGTAGTTGATGTCAATGGAAAGGTTATCCCAACATGGGCTGACGTTTTGAACAGAGCTAACCTTGGATTCGAGGTAATGCACGAGCGTAACGCTCACAACTTCCCACTTGACTTAGCTTCTGCTGAGTCTACATCAGTTGCTTTGACTGCACCTACAATAGGATAATGTCACAACAATCTGAAGGAGGTTGCTTCGGTAAAGCAAGCGTCACCCGGTATGGCTTCTGTAATGAAGAAGAGGAAAAAAAGAAAGAAACTGATAAAGAACTTTCTGACTCTAATAACTCTGATAACTAATATCTTTATTATCTCCGGTGTCACTCGACATTGGAGTACCACCCAACAAAATTATGAAAACAGGAATTGAAAAATTTAAAAACATTGTAGATAAGGAAACTTGTAATCTACTAATTCAACATCTTGAAAATAATATTGATAAAACTGAGGACGTATCATACAACTCTGGCAACAATGTTATTTGTAAAGAATTAGTGCTAACACCAAAATCTGAATTAGATCAGAGTGTTCATAAAATTCTAGAAAATGTGTTGGAGAAATACTTTAAAAAATATCCCTCTTTTGTAGCAACTGGAGATACAGGTTATCAACTTAGAAAAATCTCAGGTGCAACTAGAGAACATGTAGATAATATTTGTGATCCGAAACTAGCTCCTGATAAGCTCAGAACTGTGAGTGTTATCTTAGGTTTAAACAGTGATTATGAATATGGAGAGTTTCATTTTCCATTTCAAAATTACATAACGACTGTAAAACGTGGAGAGGCTATAGTGTTTCCTGTTTATTATTTATATCCACATTTTGTTGATTCTCCTATTGGTTATAGGTACACAATAAATACTTGGATAACAACACCCAAACTTTTTTATTAAACTACGTCCGTTCATCCCTTCGGGGACGCATGAATCCTAGGCATGGAACGGGGTCTAGGTATATGGAGATAACCATGAAAGTTACATTCGTATATCGTGGCGTTGCTTACACAAGAATAGTCAAATAGGTGACCTAGGGGAGGTTCGACTCCTCCCTATTCAATTTGGGAAAAGCCCTCTGAGGAGGATACCTTTTACCCGTCGACGGTGGGAAAAGACCACAAAACGTGCCAGTCTCACGTTAGACCAATTAAGACTGACAACATTCTAACGTTAGGAACGATACAATATACCTTTAATTTTAACCATAAACAATGGCACAACAAAATTCAGGTGCTTCACAGTTAGCCCAGTTAACCCGTCCGGGTGCGCTGAATGGCGGAACTGATCCTAGAGCACTTTACTTAAAGTTGTTCAGTGGAGAAATGTTTAAAGGCTTCCAGTACAATGCAATCGCAAGAGATCTCGTTATGAAGAGAACTCTTAAGAATGGAAAATCTTTACAGTTCGTCTACACTGGACACACAAAAGCCGAGTTCCACACACCCGGTAACAGCATCATGGGTAACTCCGACGGAGCACCTCCAGTTGCTGAGAAAACAATTACATGCGATGACCTATTAATCAGTTCAGCGTTTGTATATGAGCTAGATGAAACACTAGCACACTATGAATTGAGAGGAGAAATATCTAAGAAGATTGGATATGCTCTTGCACAAAAATACGATAGACTAATCTTTAGAGCTATCGCTAAAGGTGCTAGACAAGCTTCTCCAGTTTCTAAAACAAACTTCGTCGAGCCCGGCGGTACACAGATCAGAGTAGGTACAGGTAACGCTACAGAAGCTTACGATGCTGCTAAATTAGTAGATGCTTTCTATGATGCTGCTGCTGCTCTTGACGAAAAAGGAGTCAGCTCTGACGGCAGAGTAGCCGTTCTAAACCCTCGTCAATACTACAGTCTTATCAACACTGTAAGTTCTGGTGTAATCACATCTGGTCTAATCAACCGTGACGCACAAGGAACAGCTTTACAGTCTGGACAAGGCGTAGTTGAGATTGCTGGTATCAAGATCTACAAGTCAATGAACATTCCATTCTTCGGATCTTATGGTACTAAGTACGGTACTGCATCTGCAACTAACCCCGGAATCACATCTCCCGGAAACGTTGGTTCATTTGTTGGAGAAACAGCAGAAGACGGTAGAGCTTCTGTAACTGGTATTAACAACAACTACGGTAATGCTTCTGACTTCGCTAACTCTTGCGGATTAATCTTCCAGAAGGAAGCTGCTGGAGTTGTAGAAGCTATCGGACCACAAGTTCAGGTAACATCTGGAGATGTGTCCGTGGTATACCAAGGAGATGTAATATTGGGACGACTAGCTATGGGGGCAGATTTCCTAAACCCTGC